ACACGACATTGGCTTCCGGTGTAAGCTGACGCGTCTTACGAAGCTCTTTAAGCCGTGGTATAAGGGTAGTAGGATCTCCGAGAGGTATATTCACCATTTCCTGTTCAATCATAGTAAAGATACCTTCGGCATCTTCCGGAGTCATTTCCGTCTGCGGACGAGGCCCTATATACTTCTCTACAGGAGTTCTCCTCATGGCCCTCAAGTAGTCTGACCTGATCTCCCACATAAAGGCCGGATTCTGCATTACCATAGGGTCGAAGGCCATGCTTTGATACATGGCGATAGCAAACTGCCTCTCTGCGTCCATATCCATAGCAGTAAGGTCGAGTTGCATCTTGGCCTCGTAACTACCAAGCATGTATTCCGGAGACGGCCACTTATGCATGTTCTCCTTACCAAGTATCCGGGACCACATATCGGGAGGCATATTCTCTTCATACTGTTGCCGTATGTCTGTCAGTATGGCACAGATAATTCCTTGTACACGATCTCCTATCAGGCCAAACTTCTGTTCTCCCTGGGATATAACCGCGAGAGTACCGCGCGCGGTCGGACGCGAGGCAGTCTCTCTGCCAAGCATGGCCGGAGTAAGGTAGGTAAGACGTTCAATCAACTCCATAACAAGCCGTTCTTCCTGGAAACTTACCTGTAGCCCGTTAGAGGGGAACGTCGGGAACCTCACATCCCTGTCCGGATCATCCAAAGGTATGCCGGTAGCCGGTGCCGCTATAATCCTTCTTGCCGGCGTGCCACTCGCACTTCTATAGAAGAAGAACGGCGCTATAAGCATGTTGCCGGCATCTATCCTCTGATTATGGATGGCATCCAGCTCATCGTGTAAGTGTCTGACAAGTTCCGGCACCGACTTACCGTACGCGCGCCCCGGTCTGCGCAAGAAGGGTCTGATTACCCAAGACGACCGACCTATCCTTGATACCGCATGCATGGGCTTACCCGACATGTAGAGCTTCAGGTCTTCGCATATCAGAAAGACGCATTTCTCGCGAATACCATCACCATTGATATCATACAGGATCTCCGCTTCAAGGCATCTTAACTTATGGTTTTCTTGCCTTATATCTATCGGTGTGGTAGTTCCCTCGGCCTCCATGCGTTGCTTCTGCGTACCCTTAAACTCTTCGGTCTGACTCAAGCCGGCCTTAATTATTCCTGTCGTTTCACCTTGCTTGCCCAGGTCTACGCTTGGGTCCATGGCGCCATGATACTGCAATTCGCGGAGCTGAGGAAGGGTATACCACCGTTCATCTATTATGTATTCGGCGTGGTCTTCCCATCTCTTTTCGTAGGTATTGGCATCGTAAGGAATATAGACGTGCTCTAAAGGACGGATCTCAATGTATGCCCGTTCCCGCTGAATGTAGTCTCTGACAATCTTAAACTTCGGCTTAATGCTAAGATTGCCGTCGTCTGTAGCGTAGTATTCCAGGCCATCGGGTATCTTCCTTGTTACCCATACCCAATAGGTCTTCCAGATCTTCTTGACGGCTATCGTACCGTCCACAACAAGACAGTGCACTATGTCGTCTACCGTACCATCCATTTCCATATCAGTAGAAACGACCCACGACATAACTACCTTATTGGCCGACGCGGTCTCTATATCATGTTCCTCGGTTCCTTCCCAGTACAAGGACTTCGTATTCCAGGCCATAGGATAAAGTTTGGCGTGAAGAAGATCGCAGGCTACGGTAGTCACCATAGTAGAGATATTAGAGTGTCCGGGCCACGGTATATCGCTTGCTTCCTTTAAGCCCTCATACTGCTTTATACACCTTTCCCTGATAGACATAAACTCGCCGCGCGACTGCTCTGCCTCATCTCGCATGGCAATAATAGCTTCTACGATAGCCTTCTTCTTATCGTCGCTCAGCTGGAACTGTTTAGAGAGATTCTCTTCCTTCTGTTCCGCTTCCTTCTGCTCAGCCTCTTTCGGCTTATCAAAGAAGTCCTTGACCTTCTCGGTTATCTTTCCTACGATACCTTCTGGCATGTTAATACAGTCCTTTCGCCTTATTACGCTCACGCTCCATAATGTGCCGTCTTAACACGGCCTTGGACATACTGGTCTTACCCTTTTTACCTTTCTTCTTCCTACCATATTCCGCCTTAAAGAAACGCTCCTGCTTTCCAGAAACTATCGACGTGTGTTTCTTTCCATGGCAAGGCATGATTATTTCCTCCTCATACGACCTAACGTCTTAGCAAGATTCTTCCTGCGCTTCATCCTCGTCGTATCACCCTTCTTTATAGCTAACTCTGAAAGAGGTATCTTGCGGCCCTTCTTTACTCCTAAAGCCTTACGAAGTGCACCCGGCTTCTTTATGGCGCCCTGTATCCATTTCTTCTTCATCTTGCCTCCTTGCTTATTCTGATCCCACCAAGGGGATTGGTGCGTCGCTGTTCCCGGTCCTGGACTCATCGTGATAACCTCCCTTTAACGTGCAGAGACCTCTTTCATGCCAATGACAGGTCTCCATAACGACATAGTTAATACGGTTCTTCTTACCCGTAATATTCTTAACGCAACACTGCGCGGTACACGAATTAAACTCTAAAGGATTATATCCCACGTCTGTACATCCTCCTAAACCTTTGAGCAGGATTGCTCTGCACCCTGCGCAGATCTTCGTTCTGCATCCGGTTATACTTAAGGTTCTGTTTGGCCGGCATGGTAAGAGACTTTGGCTCTAATGGACTTCCACCTTTTAACATTGTCTTACCTACCGCGATAAGAGCCCTGTTTGACCTCTTCATTTCTTCAAAGAAGCCACTATGAAAACTATTTGCCATCTTATCCTCCTACGTACATTGAGCCGTGCCCAGCAATCACTACGGCCGGTTCCCCTGTCCACTGTAATAGGGCAAGGTAATGTAGCAAATCCGGAAAGTCTGTATTAAGGTCTTTCGGTTGCTCTTTAGGATCTCTGTCTGTCATAAACTTCCGCTCATCCCAAACGTAATGCTCCACCTGATAGATACAGTTTACAAGGTCATTCGCCACCTGGAGAATCGGTCTATTGATAAGGGAGATAGGTTGAGTAGTATCGTACCACATCAACTCCTCAACCTTCTTCCGGCCGCGCTCCTTGTGATCATCCCCAAACCTAAACTGCATCGGATAGCCGAGATCACGACTTGCCTCTTCAAAGTCATCCCGAACTGTCCGCTTATTGGTTCCCTGGGTCTTAGGACCGAAGTTAGGATCCATTATCCGAAGGTCTATCTTTTCCCGGGACCCTACTTCTACCTCCATGATATGCTTACAGGCCTGCTTAAAGGTACAGTTCTTAAGCCAGGCCTCTCTGTAGATAAACCAGCGCCTGTAATCCGGCTCCATGGCCGCCCAGATCAGGGCATGAGGCTTCTCATCGTGAGGATCTATGAGTTGTACCCTCTTCCAATGGCGCGGAGGCTCTCCGGCTATCAATGACCCTGTAACGGTATTCCATACCCTGCGGTCATAGGTATGGATCTCCCTATCCCATATCTTCCATATCCGGCCTGTCAGGTACTTGAACTTGCCATGAATACGGGCATCAAACTCCCCGGCGTCCTTAATTGACCTCTCATACCGTCTTATGGCCTCCTCTGTAAGGCCTATAGACCCCCCTGTTAAGGGATTCGGTCTTAGGCTATTATGCCGTATATCCATAGTGAAGCACTCCACGTCCGGGTCCTTAGAGGCATATATCTCGTCATAGAGGTAGGGTTCTGATACGGGGGTAGCAGTAAACATTTCCCATCCAAAGTAGTCTGTAAGGCCCCTGAGAGTAGCTATGCGGTGGGCCTGAGGGGGGCATTCATCGTAACAAGCAAGATGGCCGGACCATCCTTCTGCCAGGGTAGGAGACTGTTCATATGTCATTATATCCAAAGAGGACAACTTACCGCTTTCGTGCTTAATCCAGTACTTATCATAGACCCCGGCATTGTTCTTCTCCTTGTCCTTAATGCAACCTTCCGGAAACCACTCGGATATCTTAGGTTCAACGACCTCTCCTACGCCCTTCTTGAAGTCTGTAGTAAAGAAACGCGCCCTTATGGGGGATAGCCACCGTTTTTCCTTCGGCCACCAGTCGGGATACTGCCCTGTAAGGTGTATTCCGACCTCTACGACCGCGGGAGTAGTCTTTCCGGACCTGTTTCCTCCAAAAAGACCCCTTGTAGTGGCCAAGGACGTATGGAAAGCGTACTGCGGACAGCCTTCTACGGTATATTCGGTGCCATAGTAGTCTTTATAGACGTGCTTTATCTCATTACAATGCTTGCCGTCACACCCTAAAGCGTGAGGCCAGTAGTACTCAAGAGGGTTTTTCTTCTGTCGAGCCTTCAGTTCCCGGTCTATCTGTACCTTTTTCTGAAGTAGGGTCCTTTCCTCGTCTGACAATAAGGAGCTGGGACTCGACAATACCTCTTTCCCTAAGGAGTTCGGCATCCGTCACCTCTGAATAGGGTCCAATTCTCTGAAACAACGCAACCAGATCCGGCCTGCGCTCTACTTCCTCACGGCCGGCTATCTCTATGTCAATTAACCTCTTACTGAGGTTAAGGTATCTATTCAGCAGTTTGACAGGAACATGCTCTGCCGTACCACATAAGTGCTTAATAGTGGCTATAATGCGGACTCTTTCCCTATTGAGGTCTTCGAGACGGACTGTCTTATGAAATATCGGTATGGCTTCGGGATCCGAGAGGTACTTTTGTCTATGCTTTAGGACTATATCTTTTGTAGTGGGGTTATTAAGGAAGTGCCAGACCGTTTTCTGATCGACAGGGAGGCCGGCCTCTTTCATAAGCGCGGCTATTTTGTAGGTAGAATAACCTTGCGTATGCAGTTTGCAACACAGTTCTTCGGCTACCGGGTTACCTTTAATCTTACGATCCCACATCTACCACAAGTATATCATATCTTATTTATTCTTTTGATATATAGGGCATATGTGTCTATGAGTACTTCCATTGGGGGGTCTTGCTTTAGGACAACCCAGACATGACGTAACATATTGAGTAACGGAGTGAAGGATTCCATATCTTTACAGAGACAGTTCTTGCGGTAGTGAGTCTTACATACCTTACACCAGTGAGTCTTCTTAAGCGCGTTGTCCACGTTCCAACTCGGCTAACATCCTCTCTGCATACTTAAACTTAATCCAGGCCTGAGCTGACCGCCAACAGAACAGGTCTGATGCGTCTGCCATCATGCTCTTGATATGCTCGGCCTCCGGCCGGGTATCATCATCACAAATTTCATATGGACACTCTTTGCCACAAATAATGCATCTCATAGCCATCTCCATACTTCGCCACGATATGTTCTTTCTTTCCCATTGGCGCCATCCTGGCCCTTGAACCGCCTGTTCCACCTCCTCAGTTCAGGATTAAGGGGTAGGCCGCACGCCCTACAGAAGGTTGCGCTCATTCCTTCTCCTTGTTCATGCTCGGACGATTCTCTTTCCAGGTCGGAATAAAGTAGCCTTGCGTCCTAAGCATCTCCAAGGGCATTTCATTAAGCCTTCTCATGAGTTCAATGTATTCAGGGCTTGTCTTCCAGGTAACGCCAGGATAGAGGTTAATCCTTATATAGAGATCCCGGGGCCCGAGCGCTTTCACGTCTTCACCCCACTGGTTTACCGCGACCAACTCCCCATTTATCATACCGAGTTTTTCTTCCTTCAAGGCATGACACACAAGCACATCTTTATCTGTGACACTACCAGGAACAACCTTATCTGTGATACCCTTGCGCCTGTGAGCCTGTCGACACTTATCTGAGCACAAAACCGCGTCCGCACGCCTTGCTTCGAACTCCTTACCACACTCTACGCATCT